CAACATCATGGCTTGGGAGAGCTACAACAAAGGGGTTAGTTCTAGGGATAAAGAGAAGTGTAATGTTGTTCTGGCTTATTGTGATAAAGATTTAGCTGCCAACAGTCGAGGATGGATGCTGAACTACAACAAGCTAGAGGACGGAATCTTCTGGAACGATGGATTTAAACAATCTTACAACTTTGCCACGCAGTTGTTAGTAGGTGACAATGCTGATGCCATTCCCGGTATTGAACAACTAGCCAAGAGTACAAGGGAGCAATTTAACATTAAAGTTAGTGGAGTTGGCCCTGCTACAGCTAAGAAGATTCTTGCTGATTGTAAGACAGAAGCTGATCTAGCCTCTAGAGTATATGAATGCTACTCTGCAATGTACGGTGAGGATGATGGTTGGGAAGAACGGCTAGATGATAACGGTTTCTTTCTGTATTTGTTGAGGCATGAAAAGGATGAGTGGGACTTAAATAGATATCTAGGAGTAAACATATGACAGGAATCTGGGATGGTGCTCAAACCTTTGACCTTAAAAAGCCGAAAGACGTTGACTTGGAATCTAGTAAGAAGAAAACTCTAGATGCTTTAGCTAAGTGGAAAGCAGCAGACGAAGAACTTACCCGTATCTGTGAAGAACTTGGCCTAGATAAACCAACATTGATTATGATGGGGTAGTATGAAAGAGCCTTGGGAAATTCCAAACTCACCTTGGAAGGATGAGAAAGCCTATCTTAATTGGCTAAGAGGTTCAATCAGACGTATCTGGTCACGTCATCCAGTTAAGATTGCCTATAAGCAGAGTAGGCGTTATAAAGCCCCTGTTGGTAAGAACGGGAAGGACGTGTGGGTTAGTGATTGTGAAGTTTGTGGTAAGCAATCTAGAGACTGTCAAGTAGATCATCTACACGGTGGTTATGGCTTTACAGACTGGGAGTCTTTCACTGAATGGGCTAGAATGATCTTGTGGGTCGGTTTTGATGATGTTCAGGAGGTGTGTGTGGAATGTCACGAAGTTATCAATCTCAGCCAACGAAAGGGACTCACATTCCAAGAAGCCTATGTAGAAAAGACAGCTATTGCTATTTGCAAACAAAAGCTGGACAAACAGTGGCTATTGGATCATAATATAACTCCTGCTTCAACTGCTGCAAAGCGACGTGAGCAGATTGTGAATAAGCTGAGGGAGGAACACAATGAACGCCTATGAATGGGATTGTATTCAGAAACAATTTCAACAATTCTCTGATCGTTTAGACAAAGCGGAACAAGAACTGTTGCTTATTAAACAACAGCTTAATAATCCGGTTATTGTTGTGGTAGATGGGGTGGAGGGTTTGTTGGAAGAAGGTAGTTTTGATGATGCTGGTACAATGCAGAAATGGAGGGAATAATGGAAAACTATTGGCTTTATTATTGGTGCAGTAAATACATTGAAGGGGTGGTGTTCTGGCACCTCTGGTCTTTCTCTACAGGAATTCTTTAATGACAGATAATATTGTAGACTTTGCTTCAAAACAGAAGCAGAGACAACAGATGACAGATTTAGAGCAATGCGAGGAGTTTCTTGAATTGCTAGGTATCTGTGAAAACACATATCATCTAATGCCTGATTCAGACCGAACAGAAGTGTTTTGGGCTGTTTGTGGATTTAGTAAAGTGGTTATTACAGCATTGATTGAGAATATGAAAGAGGAGGAGAAGGGTGAGTAAGAAGATTTTAGTAATTGGTGACACACAGTGTAAACCGGGGATTAGTTTGGACTATATGACTTGGATTGGGAAGTACATTGTTGACAAGCGGCCAGATATTGTTGTACACATCGGAGATAACTACGATTTCGAGTCCCTTAGCACTTACGACAGAGGTAAACTGTCTTTTGAAGGTCGTCGTCTCAAAGCTGATATTGAAGCTGGAAATCAAGGACTAAAGAATCTAGTAAAACCTCTTTGGGAGCTTCAGCGCCAACAGCGCCGATTCAAAAAGAAAGTATACTCTCCACGGATGGTTTTTTGCACAGGTAATCATGAAAATCGCTTTGATCGTGTTTCAAGTGAGATGCCAGAGTTTGAAGGTTTTGTTGGGATGGATACACTGAACCTTGAACAATACGGCTGGGAAGTACATCCTTTCTTGCAACCTGTAGAGATTGATGGTATCTTCTTTGTGCATTACCTAGCTAACCCTATGAGCGGAAAGCCGTATGCTGGTACTGCAATGAATGTGTTGAAAACCGTAGGTCGTAGTTTTGTTGTGGGTCATCGTCAGGTGTTGGATATTGCAATCCGACCAACTATTGATGGTAAACATCAGCTTGGTATTGTGAATGGCGCTTGCTATGAACACCTTGAAGACTATAAAGGTTTTACGGGTAATAACCATTTTCGAGGTGTTGTAATGTTGCATGAAGTTGAAGATGGTTTTGCATTACCAATGCCAGTCTCATTAAACTACTTGAAGGAGAGGTATGGACGCAATGAACTCTGATGCTGTTTGGGAAGTTTGTGAGAAGGGTGGTATTACCTACACTAGAGATGAATGTTTACTTAGGACTATTGTTTAGTTATGGAAATCAGCCAACTTTATGTCTACGATGAGTCCAGCCCTTCTTGCCTTAGGTGGGCTGTAGACATTTATTCAGGACGATGGAAGAATTTTAAGAACGTGAGCGTAGGGGATGTTGCCGGCAGCATTAACAGCAGTGGTTA